ACATGTAGTTGTACAGCCGGATGAACACGCTGAGCTGGTTGGCGTACGTCTGCGGGAAGGCTTCCGCCTTGACGTTGCCCTCCCAAGCCATCAGGTCAGCCATGCGCGCGACAACCACACGGTCCTGGTTGGTGCCAGCGCCAACGTTGGTCGGGATCAGCGAGTCAACGTAAACCGGCAGACCCTGAATGGTGCCCACGTAACCCTGAGACGCAACCTCACCGGTCGTGGCAAGGGAGTTCTGAGCGGACGCGTTCGGGACCACCAGCGGGCGCCCGGTCGAGTCCGAGTCAGCAAGCAGCGCAGCCCAACGGCGCGGGTGCATGATGATCGTGTCGGGCGGCAGGAATCGGCTCGTGTGAACGGTCTGAATGGCGTTCGCGATGGCCTTGTAAAGGTTCGACGAACCGGTGGCGCTCATGGCAATTGCGTTGGTGCCAGACAGCGTAAACAGACCGGTCGGGTTACCACCGGCACCCGAACCGCTGAGGATCAGGGTGTTGTACTGCGCGGCGTACGCGGCAGCAAGGTCAGCCAGGATCACGTCATCCACGTTCAGCGGCGACTGCTCGATGAGCTGAAGCGAAACGGTCTGGCCACCCGCGATGGTCGTCACGCTGGACGAGATCGAACCCGTGGTCAGATCAGTCTGCTGAACGCCAGTGTTCTGCGTGGCCTGAACGCCAACCGCAGTACCAGAGTTCACCTTCGGGATGCTGATCGAGTCAGTGCCAGCGGGCAGGGCCTGAGTCGGGACCAGGTTGCCAGTGATGCGGGCAGGGCGAGCAAGCTTGATGAACTCACGCTCAAGCCACAGCGGAGGAACAAACTCGCCACCGGCGCCGTTCGTGGTGCTCAGGGCACGCGCCTCAGTCGCACGGGCCTGGTTGTTGCGCGCGAGCCGCTCAACGGCGTCACGGTCATGGTTCTTCTGGGCATTCCACATGTCGCGGAAGTACGAGTTACCGCCCAGGCCGGAACGGTAAACCTCAGGCTCAGACTTGACACCATCGCCAGCCTTCGGCGCATAGCGCTTAGCCATCTCGGCCGCAGCGTCATCAGCGCGAACCTGCGCGTCAAGCTCGGCAACCCGCTCGTCTAGCGAACGAATCTCGGCTTCGCCCTTGTCAAACTCGGCGCGCTGCTCGTCGGTCATGCCAGCCTCAGCGGAGCGAGCCTCGCCCAGAAGGGCATCTAGCTTCGTGCGCTCAGCGCTGCGCTTGGCCACCAGGTCAGAAATCAGGGAACGCTTGTCCACGGGAGGGACCTTTCATAGGAATGGAGGGGTTGCCCACGCTGCGTCAGGTGGTGTCTCAGGTGGTGTCACGTACGGAAATCCGTAGGTGATCCGGCGTGAGATCCGGCGTGATCCGGGGCCGTTACAGATGCAGGGCGCGCAACCGCGCCTCAAACAGCGAAAGATCCTCGCTGCGGGGTTCAGGGGCAGGCTCTTCGACAACGGGCCGATCGGCCACCATGTCCGCAAGCTCAGGAATCGAGCGGAGCAGCGATTCGAGCTGATCACGGGTCAGCGCACCATCAGCCAGCGCGCTGCGAAGAGTCGTGAGCCCTGAAGTGTGTGGGTTGGCGCCATAGTTCACGATGCTGACGTCACCCTTGTTCATGTTCACTTCGGTGATGTCTCGCTGTGTCCAGTCGGGCGACCACTCCTGACGAGTCACGCGGAAAGCGAAACTCATCTCGTCAAGGTCGCCACGCTCCATGGCGCTGCGGATGTCCCGTACCTGGCCGTTACCAGGGTCTAGGTCCGCTTCAACGTGCAGGCCCGTACTGTCCTCAGACAGTCGCATGGTGCCGGACTTGGTCCGAGCAAGCGTCATGCCATCGTGGTTGAGCTTGAACGGGACGTCTGCACCTTCGGCCAACGTCTTACTGAACGCCCCGCGCCGGACAACTTCGGTGTAGTCACCTAGAAAGTCCTGCATTTCGTACGGGGTTTCCGTGACGGACGCATAGCCAGTGAAACGAAGAGTGCCGTTGGACTGCTCGCGCAGTTCCATACCCTCAAACGGGCGCCTGCGATCCTCGCGTATGTTGCGCAGCGAATCGCGGGTAGAGAAATCGGTCATTAGAGAACAGCTCCCAACGCATCTGCTTTCTGCGCACTCGGTGAAGCGCCGTTGTCTTTGGTGAGTCCCGGCGTAGAAGAGTTCAGCGGGGCAGAAATGTTGTCGCCACCATCCACGGGCCCGTAATTCTCAAGGGCGCGGATTTCATTGGTGGTGAGGATTCCCGCCGAACGGGCAGCGGAATAAACCGCGTACCTACCCGCTGTGTCGGTGCGAAGCAGAGCGTCAGCGTTGAAGCGGGCAGACTGAGGGCGCGGAAGCATGGCGGACCACGCGTCTTCGAAACGGCCAAGCCAGGCACCCAGCGTGTACGCCAGGAAGCCAAGTCCCATCTGCTCGATGCCAGTACCCCACGACGTGGTTTTGTCAACCTGGCCAAGCATGTGGGGCGGAATGCCAAACACCATGGCAACGTCTAGGTTCTGAGCAGCGCGAGTGCCGAGGAACTGTGCATCTTCCGGCGAGATCGAAATGGGCTTCCACTTCGCTCCGCCAGACAGCACACCGACCGTGTGTGAGTTCTTGAGTCCGCTGTGAGAGGCGGAGAAATTCTCCTTGATCCGGCGTGCGCGGTCGATGTCTAGGTCAGCTTCGATCTCGACAACGCCAGTCATATGCGCGCCTTCGCCAAAGAAGCGGGCGCCGAATTCCTCAGCGGCGAGCCCCAGGCCGATAGCCTGCCTGGCGTAGCTGATCACGCTGAGACCCGTGGGCGATTCGGGGTAACCCATGCCCATGATGTGCACGACGTTGTCAGCGTTGACGGTCTGTCGGTCAATCTCGTACTTCCGGCGCCCGAACTCGTCAAACTCACAGCGCACCCGATCGGGGTGAATGACCATGAGTCGAGTCGGACGGCCGTAACTGTCCTTCGAGAGAATCAGGCAGTACGCGTTACCGCGCAGCAGTAGGGACACCATCATCTGAACGAAACCCTGACGCCTTGTGGGCAGACCAGGGGTAGACGCTCCGCCAAACGGGTCAGCGACGATGGCAGGCGGAGGCTCGATGGTCTTCCGCAACTCGCCATCAGCCTTGACAGCATCGAAGGGAAGGCCAGAAACGGCGTCTGAAAGCAGCCGGACGCAGGCAGCGACCGCAACCATCTGCATGGCCGTTTCGTCCGTCACAGGGACGCCTGAGGCTGTGTACGCCGCAAGACTGCCGTTGCTCGGGATGGTCCACGGGTCGCCAGCACCAGACGGCGCATAGAAACGCTTCGTAGTGGTGGCAGCGCGCTTTAGCAGGCTCATTACTTGTCCACCACCACAGCGCTAATGACGATGAGTCCCACACCAGCCAGCGCAAGGCCAAGAACGGTGTTGAACTCCCAACCGGCGCCCACCAGGCAACCGACGCCGAAAACATCGGCAATTTCGCCTATCAGGCGCCGACTGAACTTCATTGATCCGTCCTTATAGGTCCGCCCAACTGAAGAATTGGGGTTCGGGGATAACCTCCGCCTCTTGGCAAGCACGCTCCATCGCCATTACCGCGCTGACTGCAAGGTCGATCTTCCGGGGAGACCCCTTGGCGTCCTTGCTCAGGCGCGAGCCGCGCGAATCCGTGCGAAGAATGCAGTTCGAGAGATGGCGCGCTAGGCGCGGGTCACCGGAATGCGTCAGCGTCTTGTTCAGCACAGCTTCATAGAAGCGCTGCGTTGCGGGGACCATGCGCGCTGGCGACTGAGGGAACTCAACAATCGGAAGTCCCTCAGCTTCAAGGATTTGGTACGTGCGTGCCCAGCGGAACGGGTCACAGACGATCTCGCGCACCTGCCAGCGTCGGCAAGCCTTCCTGATCTCGTCCTCAACATCGAAGATCGGGACAGACCAATCCTGCCCGGCATCCGTAGGCTTCTCCCACGCTGCCACAACGTCAACATGTGGCTTCTCGTCTTCGCCCTGCGGGCAGGTGACCACCACAAGGGCCGTTGAGTCGTTGCTGAACGAGCCATCGAACCCCAGGACCACTTCGGTACCGGGCGCGATGCTGTCAGCGGAGCCAGCGCACTCGTCCCAGGCACCAGCGGGCAACCAGGCTTGCGCCGCCGACACCCATTGGTTCATCCGCTTCGTGCGGTATTCCGCTTCGGGCGTACGCAGAACGGAGGAATGGAAGTCTTCAGCGCTGACGATGTCGTTGTACCCAGGGTTGGCAGCAGCCCATACCGCTGGGTCCTTGTGGTCGGCGCCTTCGGGCGCTCCCCACCACTCAAAGTAGAAAGCGGGGTCCTGAATTTCGCCCCGAATGATCTTCTCGCCGTACTGGTACATGCCATAACAGAGGCTGTCGCCACCGGAACTATCCGACTTCACGCCAGCGGTAGTGATCCCCACCATCATGGGTTCAACACGGGCGCCAGAAGCCAGGGACATGACGTCCCAGAGTTCACGCGTTGGCTGTGCGTGGACTTCATCCGCAATCGTCAGGTGAGGGTTCAGACCCTCTTTGGTGAACGCCTCAGCGGAAAGCACGCGGTACACGCTGCCCGTCGCCGGTAGCTCGATGGCGTCCCGGTAGACGTTGAAACTGTTCGCCATCTCTGGCGCCATCTCAATCATTTTCTTGGCAGTGCCGAAAACGATGCGCGCTTGTTCCTTGTCAGCGGCGATGGAGTAAACCTCACCACCACGGGGACCAGACACCAGGCCGAAGATAGCCAGCGCAGCACCAACGGCGCTCTTGCCATTCTTACGGGGCATGCCGACGAGCGCTTGCCGATGCTTGTAACGGCCATCAGGGCGCCGTGCGAGCAGCCTGCCGAACAGATCACGCTGCCAGGGGCGGAACTCCAAGAGCGAGCCGCTAGAGCCACCCACAGAGTCTTTGGTGATACGCAGGAAGCTTTGCGAGAAGTCAACGAAGTCTGCGCCGTCGCCCCGCTTGACATCAGCCTTGGTCACGGGGGTCAGCAGATAGGGCTTAGCGCCCACCTGGTCACCTCCGGATTTCCGTATGTGCTACTCGTCGTTGCAGCCGCAGAGACATGCGGTGCCTGCGTCTTCGTCGTGCGGAATCAGCTCACCCCACCGGCTCACGCTGGCCCCGCTTTCTTGGCTAGGAAGTCTTCGAACGCGTTTCGCGCCTTCACCTCAGCGAGCCCCATACGGGTGCGATCGGTAGGCGTCAGACCCAGCGCGCTGAACAGCTTGGCAATCTCGGTCTCAATGGTGCTGAGCATGCCGACGAGCGGGTTGGGGTAGGCGTAAGCCTTGTCCGTGAAGAGCACCAGTTCGCTGCGCGATAGCTGGTCTTTCATCTGCTCGCGTCGGTCGACCTTTTCGCAGAGAAGCTCAAGTGTCGGTCGGTCCGTGTCAGCGAGCCAGGCAGCGCCAGTAACAATGCGTGTGTAAAGCTCAGCGCCAACGGGGCCGAGGTGATCAGGCACGTACGTGACGAGCGGCGCAACATCGTGGACAGAATCCGGATCAGGCAAAGGGCGGGCGCCAGGATTTCCCAGTTTTCGCTTACGCTCCGCAGGTACGGGAGGACGGCCAACGGCCATGTGTTTTTCCTCCCGCTGGACGTGTTTTTCCCACGTTTATGCGGGATCAGAGCGTTTTTGGGGCAGACCCCGGGGGGTCGAATTTCGCGGCGATGTTTTCCCGCCTGGGGGCCGGGTCCTTTGGGTATGTCCGCCTATAGATTAGACCGCCCCCCTATGCGCATACTTGTGCCACAATGTCCGAATTGGAGGGCTCGGACCAGGCAGGGCAGCGCCCGCACTGAGCCTGAGAAACAGCTACACAGCGTCACGCTTGCGACTGTTGCAGGCTCGACACAGGACACGAAGGTTGCTCCGCTCATGGGTGCCACCAGCAGCCAGCGGGATGACGTGATCAACAGTGAGATCCTGCGCGCCATGGGCAGGAACTCCCCACCCTGGGCAGTAGTCACCGTGGCTGGCCCTGTGCTCTGCCACTACTGCTCTTGCTACTGCTCTGTACTTACTGGTGTACCCACGCTGAGAAGCACTGCCACGCTGCTTCTCACGCTGGGCCATGTATGCAGCCTGGCATGTGTCACAGCGGGAAGGATTAGTGGTCAGCCGCATACATCGCAGGCAGGGACGCCGTGCCATTACCAGGTAACCGGAGTGACAGTGGCAGGCTCAGGCTCACAGTCACAGGCTGGCAGGCTGGCACTCCGTGGCCCTGAGCACAGGCTCTGATGGACACGGGATGCAAGGTCAGCAGACAGGGAGTGTGGACCACAGGCGTACACAGCGAGAGTGGTATTAGTGGCGTCAGGCATAGGGCCGAAATCCGGAGGGTTTACCGGATCAGGCGTATGCGCAACGCGCCATTCCTGCTCAGCAGAAACCAGCGCGGAAAGCTCATCCGCTGTAGGGCGACGCTTCCACTGAAGGACAGCAGACGCACCACAGGAATCACAGACAGCCATTTAGGCTCCAATCAGCTTGGCAAGGTCACCGGGCGCAACGTCGCCAGAAATGCGATTCGGG